GTGGAGAAACTCAGAGAAGTCGCCAAACAAAACGGTTATACACTCTCGATCTTCAAAACGAAGTCAATCCTCCACGGACTCTCACAAGTAAGGGATAGGGCATTTTATTTCTTCTGGAAGGGAGATCGTATCCCAGTATTCCCATATATAAAAAGGGAACACGAAACAATTGAGGAAACGATACGTTCCGTGAAACGTGATCCAAGTGATCCAATGAATGTCCTTACAAATACTCGTATCCCATCTGAGAATCCGTACTACAAGTTCGTCCTTGAAGAGATGTGTGGTGGAATGACGCATAAGCAGTTCCAAGAGCATATCGACAAGACTATGAACCCAATGGACTACATTGAAAAGAACGGCGTCAGCTACATGGAGGTATCCAAGTGGATGGAGTCAAACGACTTCCCTAAGCAGGCTGAACGCTGTAAGATCATGTACGAAAAGTTGAATAAGGGAATGAACATCATGCGTAAGTTGGTCACCATTCCTAAGACTCAGATTGGAGCATTCGTGGGTCACCTGCCGTCCGCGCTCACGCACCCGGATGAAGACAGGTTCCTTACCATCCGCGAGTGTCTCACTATCATGAAGATGCCTACCGACTTCAACTTGGTGGGTGGTCTATCAAACTTAAACCATATCTGTCAAAACGTTCCAGTTACTACTGCGATGGATATGGCCGAAGCCATCAAGGATCATCTTGACGGTAAACTGGATACAATCACATCAAACTTCGCGATGCAGGATAATAAGAACAGGTCGATCGAATACGAAAAAAACAGTTTACAGTTGGATGAGTTTATGGTATAATATAGGCTCTATAGGAGAAATCTATGCCAAGAAGAAACCAACAAATCAGCTCGAATCAAGTATACTGGATACAGAAACCAAATGGTCGACATTATAAGGTGTGGTCCAAGGAGGTACTTGATGCCAGAATCGAGCGAGGTGAGATTACACCGGAACACACTGTAAAAATTCAAAGGACCTACGTATGAGTATAATGGATAAACTGAAGAGTAACTCTAGAGTCAAGGAGTCTTCGATACTTTCTGAATCAAAGTTCTTTACCGAGAAAGATATGATTCCCACTAAGATTCCAATGATCAACGTTGCTCTATCCGGTCGTGTCGACGGAGGTTTGACTCCAGGTCTTACCGTGTTGGCCGGTCCGTCTAAACACTTTAAAACTTCATTCGCTTTATTGATGGCATCCGCATACCTTCAGCAATACAAGGATGCCGTCCTTTTATTCTATGATTCTGAGTTTGGTTCACCTCAGTCTTACTTCAAAGCTTACGACATCGATACTTCTCGAGTCCTTCACACTCCAGTCATGAACATCGAGGAGCTGAAGTTTGATCTCATCAGCCAGTTGGAGAACATCGATAAGAAGGACAAGGTGATAATCATCATCGATTCAATCGGCAACATCGCATCCAAGAAGGAGTTGGAGGATGCCATGAATGAGAAGTCAGTGGCTGATATGTCTCGTGCAAAGCAGCTCAAGTCTCTGTTCCGTATGACGACGCCGTACCTGACGATGAAGGACATCCCCTGCGTTGCTGTCAATCACACTTATAAGGAGCAGGGTCTCTTTCCAAAGGATGTTGTCTCTGGTGGAACGGGTGTATACTACTCGGCAGACAACATCTGGATCATCGGCCGCCAGCAAGACAAGCAGGGTACCGAGATTAAGGGTTACCACTTCGTAATCAACGTGGAGAAATCACGCTTTGTTAAAGAAAAGTCAAAGATTCCTATCTCTGTTAGTTGGGAGGGTGGTGTACAGCGCTGGTCTGGTCTTCTTGATGTTGCTCTTGATGGAGGCTATGTCGCGAAGCCAAGTAACGGCTGGTATGCTCCAGTAAACACATCCACCGGTGAGATCGGTGAGCCTAAGGTCCGTGAGAAGGAGACTCTTACCGAAGAGTTTTGGAAACCGGTCTTTGAAAACACTGACTTCAAAGACCACATCGCTAAAAGATACTCAATCGTAATGGAGGCCATCGACGATGGAACTTCTCAAGGAGAATAAAGACTACGAGTTGATCCCACTGGAAACTAACAGCGAGATGTGGGGAGTAAGGATTACGTCTGGAATGTTTATCGAAACCGTGATCGTATTTGGATCCGTAGGTTTCAATAAAGTGAAGGACAATCTTACCTTCAACTTCGAAGTCGTTTCTTCTCCAGACCCGGACCTAAACGCAGAGAATGAAGACCTTCAGCAACACTGTGCTAGGATACTTGAAGCAGTCGTCATCGATGGAGTCGAAGACGGTACAGTAGAACTAAAGGATGTTGATGCAAGCGAATCTTGAACAAACTATATTAAGAAACCTCCTTACGGATGAGAAGTTCATGCGTAAAGTCTTGCCTTTTATCAAGCCTGATTACTTCGAGGGTGTGTATAGAATCCTGTTTAAGGAAGCCGGCAAGTTCGTTGCAAAGTACAACAAGCTTCCTACTTATGAATCATTTCAAATCGAAATCGATAAGGCCGACCGTCTGACGGATGAGCAGTATCGTATGTCGTCTGAGATTCTACCTCACCTCTTTGCTAATGAGAAAGTGGATGATGAGTGGTTGGTCAACACGACTGAAAAGTGGTGTCAAGATCGAGCTATCCACAACGCGATCATGGAGTCTATATCGATCATCGATGGAAAGCATGAGTCTCTAACAAAGGGTGCATTACCAGATCTTTTAAGTAAAGCTTTAGGTGTAGCTTTTGATACAAACGTAGGACACGATTATGTCGAAAATGCCCAAGAACGCTATGAATTTTACCATACAGAAGAATCTCGCTTACCGTTTGACTTGGAATACTTCAATAAGATTACCAAAGGAGGACTTCCAAACAAAACCCTCAACATTGCCCTGGCCGGAACTGGTGTTGGTAAGTCTCTCTTTATGTGCCACATGGCTGCCTCTTCTTTAACTCAGGGATCCAATGTTTTATACATAACTATGGAGATGGCAGAGGAACGCATCGCTGAAAGAATCGATGCGAACTTGTTGAATGTACCAATCGACCAGTTGGATAAACTATCAAAGGATATGTTTACGGCTAAGGTTGCCGATATTTCTCGTAAGACGACTGGATCTCTAATCATTAAGGAGTATCCTACTGGTCAAGCACACTCTGGTCATTTCCGTGGGTTACTCAATGAATTGAAGTTGAAGAAGCAATTTATTCCAGACATTATCTTTATTGATTACCTGAATATTTGTTCAAGTTCACGTATGAAAGGAATGGGTGGTGCAATCAACAGTTATAACTACATTAAAGCAATTGCAGAAGAAATACGGGGACTCGCTGTGGAATTCGATGTACCTATTGTATCGGCAACCCAGACGACCAGGTCCGGTTACTCCAACTCTGATGTTGGCCTTGAAGACACATCAGAATCGTTTGGTCTCCCTGCAACTGCCGACCTCATGTTTGCACTTATATCTACAGAGGAACTCGAACAAGCCGGACAAATAATGGTCAAGCAGCTGAAGAATCGTTACAACGATCCTACCAGCTACAAGCGGTTCCTTATCGGTATCGATCGTGCTAAGATGAGGCTCTATGATGTAGAGGAGCAGAATCTCATGAACGATGATCCTATTCCAGACAAACCGCTAAATACATTTGGAAACAATGAAAAACCTGATGTGAACGGCTGGAAGATATGAAAGATGAACTAATGACTATTACTATGGAAGAATGTGGTGAGGTTATCCAAGCATGCTCAAAGGTAATGCGATTTCCTGGTGATCAATCTTCAGAGATGCTTAAGAAGGAGTTAGGCGATCTTTACTGTATGATTGAAATTTGCATTGAGAAACGATTATTGACATACTCCGAGCTTATGGATGGGGCACAAGCTAAACGACATAAACTAAAACAATGGAGCAATCTTGAATTATGAAAGTCGAGCTGATCAATTACAGTCAAACACCTTCCACTCATAAAGAAAAGACTATGATGGAGTCCATCGCTTACTGCGCACGTGTATCCAATCCCTCTAACCAAAACAATACGGAAACAAATGATAAACTACTTGATTACCTCATCAAACACCAGCATTGGTCTCCCTTTGAAATGGCGTCGGCGTGTCTCGAGATTGAAACGACTCGTGACATCGCTCGTCAGATATTAAGACACAGATCATTCTCATTTCAAGAGTTCTCTCAACGTTACGCTAATCCTGATGCTGAGTTTGACGATATGTTTGAGAAACGTGAACGTCGTGAACAGGATCCACGAAATCGCCAAAATTCTATTGCAGTACCTGATGAAGGAAACGATTGGTATCGTATTCAGGGGCGAGTTGAATGGATGGTAAACCGCGAATATCGTAGAGCAATTAAAATGGGTATTGCAAAGGAACAGGCACGAGCATTGCTACCTGAAGGCTTGACTAAATCACGGATGTATATGAATGGAACGATTCGTTCTTGGATCCATTACATCGAATTAAGATCAGGTAATGGGACTCAGAAGGAGCACATGGATGTTGCGATCGCTTGCGCTAAAGCTCTAGAACCAATTTTTCCAATGATTAAAGATTTCGTTCAACCTAAGCAGGTGTACATATGAGTTTTTCTTTTCCTCCAATCTATCAAAACCACATTGACTTATGGTCTCCATTTACTAAGCTCGAGCGTTTGCCTCAAGTAGAAACTAAAAAGGTAGAACACGTCAGTGATAATGTGCAAGTCCTAACACTGTATGATAAGTGGGGACGATCAAAGGAGTATCATTATGGGTACAGTAACAGATCTCAACGAGTTTAGAAAGAAGAAAGAGATCGAAGAGGAAAAGAAGATCGCAAAAGAGCTGTATGAGCTCCTCTCTGATCTAATGTTTGATGATGAACCTGTGATAGTTACATATGAAGACTCAGATGGAGTACTCCATACC